AAACAAACCAAAATCATGAATCTAAATACAGTTATCGCTGAATATTTACTGAAAAATGATCAAAACCCTGGATGGGTATCCAGACTGACCGGGACGGTCAGTGCAGCTGCAAGCAGCTGTGGTAAAACCTTGTTCAGTTTTTGCTCACCAGCAACCAATGCTTTTCATCGCGTGGTTGATAGTGTGAGTGAAATCGAAAACGTCTTCCCAGGAAATGTACCAGGTTACATTTTGGAGAAGATATGCGAGAACAAGACAACCATCATCGTCGCTGTGACACTCGGTACAACCGCTGTGTCCTGGCCGTACCTTGCCCCCTATGCAAACCAAGCTTATGCCAGTACTTTGACTCGGGTCATCAATTTAACTTCTCGCGAAGTTATGCCTGATTACCGACAAAAGTTTAAAGATCAAACAAGTCTGCTGACAATGCAACATAGTGCGCCCCGCAACCATAGTCACCCGGAGGCAGCCACTTTACGTTGCAAAGCTAATACGTTTATTGACCACTTTGCCACCATGATCGGCAAACGTCCTTACTCCATATCCATGAGTAAGACACAACGTAGAAATGGCATGAATGGGCAACGGTATTACTATCATGCCAAAGACTTACAGATGGACCAATACCACGGTAAAATCAATGAAGATACCATCATCACTATGACTGATGTTGACTATTATGTCGATCTCAATCATTTTCTTGATGATAAACTCATGGTGTTTTACACGTTCGTCCCGAATGAACCCGCTGGTAACACCACTGAAGGTGTTTACTGCACTCATTCTGACGACACCGTGGAACTTGTGATGGCCGGTGGCGCCCGCTACCGACACCCACTCTGGGACTTTGACTGTGATCATCTTGTCGTCCACCACTTATTTTACTCTGTTTACTACTTAGTTGAACAGATTAATTTGAGTGATGACCGGCGCTTGATCCTCATCAATCCAGTCCGCAAAACTTATGGTCCCTTCGGCCGTCTCCTATCGGGTAAGCGATTAAGTAGACGGAAGTTGAATCACAGTGGCGTAGCTTTTACGAGATTCTTAAAGCTATCAGATGGGAAACCCACCTGCTATTACAGTATAGCCCGGTTGGGAAACTTTCATTCGTGTACAGTGTCAAGCAACACCTTTACATCCGCGCTAATACGCACTGACGAATGCAAGGAACCCAACCTTGGTCAGATCGAGCGCGTGTTCAATCACGCCAAAGTCCCTAACGCCGTAGATGCCGCAGCCTTATTCTTTGATGCTTATAAGCACCATCCTGAGGTCTTCGGACAATCACCCGTCGTTATTACTCAATGTGTCGATCAACATACATACCAAGCGGCTGGTCCCAATATCTATGATGATGGAAAATCTTCCATGCGTGCAATATGGCCGGGTTACGATAGTAACACTTTCTCACCGGCTAAATCATACAATAATGATCTAGCATGTCTGGATGGAAGAATTAAAGAGCCCCGAAACCTTGAACCAAAATTACCACCAATCTATTTCACTTTCTTTACAGAATTTGTGGACCACTTGGTTCCAAACAACGTCCGCTCTTGTCTTGCTCCCCTTAGTTACGACGAAATGCTCTTGCGTTTCAATCGCCCATCCCAACGACAACAAATCGAAGCTACCAAAACCACTATGCTTATGGAAAATCCCAGAGTCAAAGCTTTTCAGAAAGCCGAAGCTTATGCTAAAATTGTGCACCCACGTAACATTTCCACTTTACCTATGGATCACAATTTTACTCTTGGACAATTCATGTACCCCTTTATGGAAGCCATTCTCAAGAAAACTGAATGGTACGCTTTTGGCCGCACCCCACAGAAAATATCCGAGTTGCTCCACAAACGAGCTCTCGGCACCACCTATGTTATACCCAGTGATGCTGATAAACTCGATGGTTCTATCCGTGGAATGCTCAGAGATTTGTTCGCCGCCTGCCTCATAACAGCCTATCCTCCTGAATATCATGAACACATTCGGAGACTAGAAAATAAAGAACGATACATCCGCGCCACCACCGCCAACAAAGTCAAATACGATACTGGTAATACTATCCTTTCCGGCTCTGTGATAACAAGTGTCCTTGGTACAATTTGTAATGCATTTATACATTACTGTGCCTTACGACACCATCACGACAAGAAAGAAGCCTACCGTGCTCTTGGCATTTACGGCGGTGATGATGGCGTAACATTCGACCTACCACCCAACACTCTCATGCGCACTGCCGCAAAGTTTGGCATGTCCTTTCGAGGTGAAGCCATATATGCTGGCGATGTTGTCCCATTTCTAGGTAGAAATTACGTAGATCCATGGACCACAACTGAGAGTTTTTGCGATGTCTTACGGCAAATGCGTAAATTACATCTTACTGCTACCCCGAAGACTGTCCCGAATGAATTAGTTCTTTATCGCAAGGCAATCGGGATAATGAACACCGATTGGAATACCCCTTTCATATCTGACTGGGCCAAGAACATATTACGTGTGCTCCCAAACGAAACACACGAAGCGCGTAAATACCACATGACTGTCGTCGATCGAAGTTATTGGTCTAAGTATGCCCCTGAGGATCAATTCATTCCATGCCAAGACATCGACATGGCTAAGGATTTTATCTGTGACTCTCTCGGCATCACCATCGCGCGAATGGAGGAAATTACCGCCATATTTGATAAAGCCACGAAATTAGAAGATTTCTTTTTGTGCAAATTATTTAGCACAGACATGAAAGTACTAATTGACGCCATCGTTGGTGATGAGTTAGTTCGCGCCCAACCTCGGGTGACAATTCCCGAGAAAGTCGCTAACAATGCTAAACTCAAAATCAAAGTGTGCCGTTATACTGAAAAGCAACAAACTTGTCCTCATGGCGACAAGTGCTTATTCAGCCATTTCCTACCACCCAAACAAATATGCCGCCATGTTATCAACAAAACCTTTTGTCCTCGGGGCAAGAGTTGTAAGTTTGATCACGGCATAACAACTAAGGAACGTGTCACCGCTAAACGCGGCGGCCCGGGTAAACTCATTACCCGTAAACTGAACAAGTAAATTCACCGTGACTTACCTCACGGTGTTAACGAAAAATTAAACCATGCCTAACAATAAAACTAAGCCCCAACGCCCCGGACGCGCTAATAACACCCGATCAGTCCCTAACAAAATAACACGTGCTGTAGTAGCCAAGAATGTCACTACTACAACGCGTACGCCAACCGTTACACAGAGCAACCGTGTGGTTACTGTCACTCATCGCGAGTACATCGCAGACGTTACTTCACCTAATGCTTCTTATAGCCTCGGTAGTTATTCTATCAACCCTGGTCTATCTGGGTCGTTCCCATGGCTATCGGCGATATCTGGGCGTTTTGAGTCTTATATCTTTACTCGTCTTCGGTATATCTATGAACCCATTTGCCCTACTACGACTCCTGGTTCCATTATGATGGCTATTGATTATGATGCCGCTGATACTCCCCCTGGCTCCAAAGTACAAATTATGTCGTATGCGGATGCTAAGCGAGTATCTCCCTGGGATCGAGTTGCATTTGACGCTAAACCTTCGGATTTGCACAAATTCGGAATACAGCGTTTTGTCCGATCTGAAACTGTCGGTGGTGATATCAAAACCTTTGATATCGGCAACTTCTTTATTTCTACTCAAAACACTCCTCCGGATGCTACCTCACTCGGAGAATTGTATGTTGAGTACACTATTAGGTTGTATACACCACAAATCAATTCTGGATTGGCAATCCCCTATACCCAAGAGGCACAGCAAACCACTATCACTCTGCCCCAAGGTAAAGGAGCCGCTTCATTGGTCGCAACATATTTCGGACTCGGAAACTCACCCCTTGCTTGGTTGGATCCAACTACACTCACCAATATCAATCCAACCTTGTTGATCAATGGCAACGTGCTTCGCAACATGCTCGGTATATTCAAATCAAATAGCAATGATTTTGGATTCCCATACCGCTCATTTGCCAACATGGCACCAACAGGTGCCTTGCGCTTTGCCATTATGGGTGCCCCATTCGAATCATCTACCACCCCCAATGAACTGTTCAAAGTCTACAAGATATCTAACAGTAGTACTTTTGATGCTGGCGGTGGTATCTTCCCACTTCAACTCGTTCGCAACACTTCAAGACCTCTCACCCTAGAGTTCGCTTTACTCCCCAATGCTAGTGATTATCAACGCTTCTCGCATGATATCCCGTCTAGCACCTTTGAGTACGCTTTCCCTGAGATCGATATCCCCAAGTTTAACCCAGTCTCTTCTTCCTCGTTCCTTGGCCGCAAGACCACTGTCTTGTTCAGTGAACCTGGAAACCGCTTTATTGCTAGTGATGGGCAAGAAATTGCTCGTTAACACCGTGATGCACGGCAAGTGAAACATCCTAACTGATGTTTCCACCTTATGAG